AAAGCTAAAAAAGTAGGAAAGCTAGGCTCTTGTACGACAACAGTTGAGTAAATTTCTTCAAGTGCATCAACAACAGTTATAAATTCATAAACCGTTGGAGTTACACAAGAATCAAGCGCTTCGGCATGCTTACGAAAAGCATAACAAAGTGACTCAAGAGCTGCCCGTTCTGAACTGTCAGGCCAACAATAAAGCGATGAGTCCCCGAAAAGCCGGTCAATTACTTTTCCGGCTTCGAGGGAACAACTGCGCTGTCTTTCTTCTTCCTTGCTGGAACTGGTGGCGGTGTCGACTGTTTGTCCTTTACGGAAACAGGCGTAGCGTTTCTCAATGCAGTCGCAGCTTCTGAGGCTACCTTTATGGCAGCCTCCAACTCCGTATCCACATGATCTCGCGTCACCGCTGAGTTCAGCAATTCGTTCACTTTCTCCTTTGACGCTTGTGTTCGCAATTTCTTGCGTTCTTTGGCTGCTTTCCGCGCAGCTGATTTCTCCACCACAGTCTGTACAGAAGCTTGTGAAACGTTGACATTCGCAGTGCGAAGTTCGTCGTTTACAATCGACAACTCCCCCAACAAGCGATGATGATCGAAAGAGACCTTCTCGTGGGCAGTAACATCTGACCCAGCTATCCTGAAGCGTTCCGCGCACCGTTGTAGTTGGTCTACTAGGTTGGTTCGCTTTTCCTGAAGCTGTTTCTGCAATGAAACTGCATCCGCTTTGGACGTGATTCGGTCCATGACTTCTTGTGTCACCACTCTGACTGGTTCTACCGTCACATTGCCAGCAGTCTTGATCAGGGCCCCGGGTACTGTGTAAGCAGTGCCCTGGGGCCTCTGGTCCAAAAAATACTGGTCAAAAGTTTCGGCTGGGACCCTTGGTTTAACAGAAATCTGATCGCCTACGTATCCTGCACCAAATTCGACATCAGAGGCTGACTCGCCACTGTTTTCAACTTCGGTGATGCGCTCGGAGATAATAGTCAAGAGTTGGAAAATTCGATCTCGGTCAGTTTCCCAGGTATCAACCCTTCTCTCAGCGTGAACTGAGGTCCGAGGGACGGGAACGGGAGGGTCAACGGGAGAAGCAAACTCGATTGCTTCGCCAGTCGCCGCCTCCCCGTCAATCGGTTTCGGGTTGTAACTGGAAGAGTAGTCATCTTCGGCGTACAACTCCCAGTATCGATCGGCAGATACCCGCAGGTATCTGTCTCCGACCCTGAAGATGAAGTCGCCATCCTCCTCCTTTTGGTAGGACAGACGCTTGTCTTTCCCACGCGCGAGGTTGAGGATATACTCCTCTGTAGACTCACCGTCTCGTTTTCGGTCATCATCGACTTTCTCCTGCAACAAGCAGGAAACGTACGCAAGAGATATTCCGAGGTTGTAGTGAGCTCCTGGAGGTCCTCTGCGCATATGAATGGCAAAGGATCTGGTACCCACTTGATACAACCCACCTGAGAATCCAGGTCGAGTGGATCCACTGAACTGCATGTAACCGAAACCATCGTCCGGGTACAACATTCCAACGCTGGAATAGCCCTCCGCAGGTGGCTCTTTGGTAGCCACCGAGCTGAACGCCGTAACCATTGTTGGAGTGTTGTAATCAGCGATCTTGACTTGAGACATCCCAATTCGAGCGAACTGGTTTGGGTCAAGTTTTCCGGCGAGGAGGTCAGTTGTGATCTCGCGTAGTTGGTCCACGTCGACACGGATGTAGTTTTTGGAACCACGTCCTTCGACGACGTAGAAGTGATCGACTTGTGAAACTGCATGAGCAGGCAACACGATATGGTCACCAACTCGTACAGCATTACAAACTTTGATGTATCTCGCACTATCGGTAGGATCAAGTGTAACCACCAGTCGCATTCCTTTGGGGAGGTTTGCAACAGGGCAAGCATGAATTTCACCGAGTGGAACGACACTTTCACCTGAACTGTCACCACCGTGAGGAGTTTCAGCCAAGCGAAGCCGTTCTGTAAGTTCGAGAGACTCTGTGTATTGTCGGAGTTTTCGGCGAGCGAGAAAATACCCACATGCCGCGACTGCTCCAACAAAGACTGTCTTTTGGACATAGCCGCGCGTACGAGCTTGACGCAAAGCGGTGATGCGATCAAAGAACCTCTGGTAAAGTTCAAAGCATACTCCGCCAAGCGTCGCGCCAGCTAGCGTTGTCCCGTTTGAATCGACA